CATCTGAGTAAACAGACTTGATGTTGTCATCGTTACCATTGGTAGCAATGTCAGTGATCAAATCATTCTTGACATTACGAGAGATATCAAAGATCGGATTAGACTTCTCTTGAATAACCCTAGCTAGGCTTTTAACACCGCTATCGGACAAGAAGAAGATATCAGTGCCTACATCTTGTACCGTATCTCTGCTGATACAACCAACACCATCAATGACTTCAACCAATGATAGATTTGTTGTTGGGTCATTCTGAGCACCATTGTATATGATGATAGAGCGACGACAGAAGATGATAAGATAGCCGTTAAAGGCTGCTAAGGCTGTGATGGTGTCAGTGCCATTAGTCAATACCTTTTCAATGTTTACAGATCCTGAAGAGCCTCCAGTCCAAGCAAAACCCTGCAGTGAGTCTGACCATGTAACAGTACGTTTATCAGTGCTTGTGTCAGCAACCCATAGACGACCAAAAGCACTTAATACTTCGTTAGCTTGTGGTACTGAACCACTATAGCTACCATAAGCGGACATCAGTGATATAGTGTTCGTACTGTGTACGTATATCAACGGAGCATGATTACGTTGAAAGAAGTAAGTAAAACCATTAAAGTCTACTGCTTTCCAATTCTGTGCTGTCCAAGTACTACCAGTATACTTCAGTGTTAATGACGTTGTACCTGAATAGATCTTATTATCACCAATACTTAAGATCTCTTTGGTTCCATCAGTCTTAATGACTTCTTTAATCAAAGAAGGTTCTGTGCTGTTAAACCCTGAAGAACTATTTACTTTAACCCAACCACGACGAGAGGCAATACGACCAAACTGATCAATAACAGCGTTCTCTGCCTTTAAAGCATACTCTTTAGGTAGCGTAACAGAAGAGTCCTGTGTGTTTAATCCAAAGAAACCAGGAGCAACAACTGTTACTGGTCTTAGTTGATCAGCCATTATACTGCTTCCCAGAGAACTAAATCACTCTCTCTACCAGCTTCAATAGAGATATAGTTAGCAAGTGTCTTACGATAAAGATCTGCTTGCTGATCAGATAGACGACCACCATCCTCTCCACGTTCATTGATAGCACGTAGGTAAGCACCTTGGATAACAACATCTGATGGTACATAGATAACATCAGTATCATTAACAAGATCTGCTTGAGGTACAATGCAATCAAACTTCAGTGTGTAAACTGCATCTGGAACAGGGAATACATCAACGGACAATACACCAGCAGAGCTTGTCGTAGCCATAGCATAACTGCTAGGACGACCAGTAGGAGCACTGAGAACATTTAAGTACATGTTCATCTCTGCTGCTGATAGCTGACGTAGATACCAGTGTGCAGCGGGTATGAAAGCATCTTCAATCTTAGTTCTTAGATTAGAACCAGACAAAGCATAATTCGTTGTTGATGCTGATGTAGTGACTGTGATCGTTTGACGAAGCACAGACCAGTTCCAAGCATCTTCAACTTCTCTCTTAGCTTCATTGACCATATCACCAATGAGTTTAGAGTAGTCACTCTGAATAACAGCAACTACTTCATCCTCACGGATGCGCCTAAGAACGCCATTAACACAATCAAGAAAGGTAGCCATTACCATTTCACCTTATTGGCCCAGTAAGCCGCTGACATCTTACCTTTTGAGATGTTTTCTGCATGACGAGCTTTAAAGGCTTTGTTCCTTGCTGAACCTTCAGGAGAACCTTTAACACCTTGTTGTCCGAAGCGAATCGTCTTTACTTGATCACCGTCCTTTGCAACAACAATGTGAGATTTCGTAGGATGGTCCGGTGTACGCTTCGGTTTGTTGTACCCAGACACTCCCGCCCTTTCCAATCTAGAGTCTTTCATTTCTTCTTAGCAGTTTTAGCTGCCTCCTTGAAATCTTTAGCTGTTGGAGCACCTTTACTTCCAGGCTTCTTCATCTTTTCACCAGAGCCTTCAGCAATACGCTTACGCTTGGCTTGGATGTTAGCGTATAGTCCTGGTTTCACTTTGTTCTCTTTGCTTCTTTGGCTTTCATCATACACTTACCAGCTTTCTTGCACTTAGCTGGGGTAGGACATCCTGGACAGGGTTTCATCATTTCTTTCCTTTCTTCTTAGTCATACCAGCCTCTGATAAGGCAATGGCAACCGCTTGCTTACGTGACTTAACTACAGGACCACCTTTACCACTGTGTAGTGTTCCTTCTTTATATTCACGCATAACCTTACCTACTTTAGCTGGTGACTTCTTCATGACGGGTAACCCATCTTCTTTTCTTTAGCCTTCATAGCCTTTGATTCAGTCTTCTCATGCTTCTTCTTAGCCATCGGTGAAGCATACTCTTCTTTCTTCATGGGTTTCTTTTTAGCTTTCATCTTTCTTCCTTCCAAAGATCATTTGTACTGTATCTGTTTCCCATATCCTGATTGCAGTCCATACAATGGTGAGAACAGCAGCCATTGCAGGTAGTAGTTCAGCTAGAGTACCTACAACTGTAATGATTGATAAGGCATCACCAACTTGCTTTACGTGTTCGTCTGCTTGGAGAGCCATCACACATCTCCGGTATTAGTTGACGGGAATGAACGTCCTGCTCCCCATATAATTCTTACTGCACCGCCACCACCACTACCACCTTGCATTGGAAGATTCCCAGCGTTACCACCACCACCGCCACCACCGTAAGCACCGGCAAAACCTATAGCAAAAGGATAGCTTCCGCTACTACCACCCGATCCGCCTCCACCAGAAGTGACTGTATCCCAGTTCCCTCCATTACCACCTGAACCAGAAGATCCCTGACCTAATAAACCAACACCACCACCTCCTCCACCGCCACCTTCTTGATTTACTGTGGAACCACCACCACCTCCACCAGCCCCACCTGAGCCACTGCTTCCTGCTCCTCCAGATGATCCGCCATTTCCACCATTACCTGCGTATCCACCTGCTCCACCACCGCCTCCAGTAGTAGCACCTCCGTTACCTCCGTTACCACCACCATCGCCTACATAGCCACCACCAGAACCACCTGTGTCATATTGACCACCTTGTCCGCCGTAACCAACACAAGTAGAAGTATCTTTAAAATAACTGTCCCCTCCATTATTTCCTGGAGTTGTTGGAAAGAAAACACTAGCACCACCAGCTCCAACAACAACTGTGTAAGCTGTTCCTGGTACTACAGCTATGTTGTTTTTATACCCTAAACCACCTCCTCCAGCACCTCCATACCAACTACTACCGCCCCCACCACCACCAACAGTAACTACACAAACTGATTCAACACCTGGGGGAGGTGTCCATGTAAAAGTTCCTGCTGTTGTAAATACTTCTTGTCCAGGCCTAGCTATACTAGCCCCTAAGAAGGCAGGAAGGGCTGTCATTTTACGTTACCTACAATCACAGCAAGCGAAGAAGTTACGAACAATATCGTAGCAATTCCTCTAGTGGCAAGTGTTGCTGAAGTCTTTGCTGAACTAATACCACCAACATAAGCAGTAACAGCACTACAAGTGATTGTCATATCACCTGTGGTGTTGTTAAAGATGATGACACTATCACCAGCAGTGAATACGGATGTTGGAACAACAATAGAACCTCCAGATTCTACTTGAATGAAGTTACCAGCATCTGCTGCTACTAACGTATACGAAGTTGTTTTTGTAGAACCAGATTTCTGAATACCACGAACATTACCATCAGCATCAGCAATAGATGTCATGCCACTCATCGTACCGCCAGTGATGGTTACGTTGTTTGCATTCTGCGTACCCATTGTACCTAACGAAGCAATATCCTGCTTAGTAGAGATAGCAGTTGCAATGTTGTCAAACTCAGTGTCAAAGTCAGAACCTTTGACAATCTTTCCAGCATTACCTGATGGTAGAGAATCTTTGGCAGTAAAGTTGGTTGTCTTCGTATAGTTAGACATTTCTAATCCTCTTTAGATTTCTTTACCTTAGTAGCCTTTTCAGTTTCTTCTTTCTTTTCTTCTTCTACTTCATCATAGTCAGGATGCTTACGCATCTGTGCTACATCATATTCAAACTCAACACCAATTACATTGTTGGACCACTTACATCTAAAGTAAACCATAATGACCTCTATATGTTGAAGGGGCTTTGCAGCCCCTCCTTATTATCAGCTAGGAATAATCAGAGCAACACCGGACTCATTACGGAGTTCTGCAACACCGTAAAGGGTGTCAGCAGTGTACAGCGTAGAGAGATACTCTTGCTTGTACTGAGCCTGTGAACGAACAGCCATCTGCTCTGCATGAACCATTGCATCCTTGTGGAACATCAAGCAAGCACGAGGAGCAGTACCAGAAGAGCTGTAAGCTGTATCAGCGTTCGTAGAAACAAACACTTTAACACCGTATACATCACCGATCTGACCGTTGCGGATGGTGTTGTTACCACCTTGCTCACCAACGAAAGCCTGCTCAGTGAAACGAGCAAGACCCATCATGGTGTTACGAGCAACAGGAGGAATCAGGAAGTAACGCTGATCCATAGGAACATCGTTGTCATCCAGACGCTGAATGGTACGACGAATAGCAGCATCGGTCAGTGCAGAAGCGTTACCAGCACCAGCACCACCAACGAATGCAGTTGTACCGTCACCACCGATGTAGGCAGTGGTTGTACCGGCAACAGAGTAGTCACCAGTTGCACCAGCAGCGTGTGAGCCATTGAAGAGACGACCGATACGAACAAGGTCAGTATCTACTTGCGTAGCAAGAGCGTAACCAGCGTCTTCGGTGTAGAAGCGGCGTAGGGAAGCCAATGCTTGCACTTCAACGATGTCTTCAATCAAACGTGAGTATTCGTAGTGCTTGTTAATTGAAACTTGCACTTCGTCTTCAACGTTAGCCTGAATGGTAACGGCAGTGTTAGCAGCTTTAGCAGAAGCAGCACCACGGGTGGGCTTAGGAATGTGAAGCAGATCACCTTTCTTGCCACGCATAGACATCTTGTTGACAAGGTTTGCCATAACAAGATTCTTCTTGTAGGCAGCGATGATTTCATCAGACCAAATTTCCCAATATCTAAAAAGATATTCCGACTATCGCATCACAGAAGTCTACTTACTAACTCCTGTGCCTTCTCACTTAGTCTGTGCGGGTCACGCTTCATTGCTTTTAGCTCAGTTATAACAAGCTGTCTTGCTTCATCAGCGACCTGCTTGCCTTTTAAGTTATTCTCCATCCAAAGGAGAAATCTGGCTTGTTCGTGTTTGATATATAGATGGTTTGCTATGTTTCGTAAGAAAGGACATACTTTACTGTATCCAACAAGTTCCCATGATACAGAATCTTGCCAGTTATCGTTCTTACTTTCACGGTAAGTTAAAAAACCACCGTGATTTGTTTGCAACATATCAAGTAACATCTTAGAACTAACAGCCATTCCAATTCTAACTCTTGGTCTGACATAAATACCGTTTGTTACTTGAACATCTAGACAGCCTTCGCCATCAATCAAACCTGCAATATACTTCCAACTTAATCGCTTCATACACCCTCCATGGTGTGAACTGCATTGTTGGTAATGTCGTGTTCCCTCTGGTTAAGACACCTTACGTTCTTTCCCAGTTATTCAGAGAAGGTTTTACATCCCCAAAATTATAGGCTAGGGATAAATTTATCCGCATTGGTCTTGTTAACGATGGAGGAACTACCTCCAGGATAAGTTACAGCAGCCATTTTAAGTTTCCTTTAAAATTAAGTTTAACGGACACGTCCATCAGCGTATGCCTGCATGATCTCTGGTTGCAGGTTTAGGTAACGCTCTGGATCTGTCATCTGAAGCCGAATAAGATCGCTTCGACGGTAAATTTTCTTGCTCGTTTCTCCAGTAGCACCATCAAGAGCTACAGTAGCAGCTTTAAGTGTCTTCTCTGTCTGTTCTTGGAGTTGTTGAGAAGCTTGATTAACAGTTTCCTGTTTGATCTTTCTCAGTTCCTTAAACGTAGTGAGTAGTTCGTTAGCAGAGTCAAAATCAAACTGTTGATCTGCTGCTGCGTACAGCCTTTGGCGAACACTAGAGCCTTTAACCCATTCAGCAAACTCAGGATCAGCAATGACCTGTGTATAATCTGGATGTGATTGAGCTAGCCTGTTCGCAGTCTGCATACGAGCCATCTGTGCTGCTGCTAATTGAGCTTGCTGCACAGCAGGATGCGTAGCTACTGCTTTGTTAACTGCCTTAACAGGATCGGCAAAAAAATCAGTCTCTTCTTCAACAGCTTCTTTTGCTTCTACCTTAGGGGTAGTGATTTGCCTCTTGATTAACTCATCAGCAAGTTTTCGAACTTCACCAACCTCTTGTGCTTGACGACCAATTAACTTCTCAGCCTCTTGGTGCATCCTTATGATCTCATCTAGAGATTTACCCTTATACTTCTCAGGGACCTCATGCTGAGTAGGTGTTGCTTGCTTTACTTCCTCCGCTTGAAATTCATTAACTTGTTGTTCGTCATCAACAGAATCTACAAATTCAGCCATTTGCGTCTCCTAGTCGGGTTAAACCCAATTGTTAGGATGTTAAGAAAATCTAAGTTATCCCTCGTAGTAGGACTTAGACTGTGCTACTTTAGCGGCCTGTTCGTGTACCTTAGCCCATCGATCTGCTGCACCAGGGAATGAGCCAGTAATACCTTCTAGCTTACTTCTCGGTGCTGCTAATTGCCTTTGTGCTCTTTTACCGCAAACAGGACAAACTACAGTGTTCTGGGTATACTCAACTAAATGCTCTGTTGTGTGACCTTCAGAGCATTGAAAATCATTTATAATCCTCATTCGTTAAATCCTCATAGGCTTTTTCTGATACTTCTTTGAGTGTCAGGAGCCAATCTAAGATGTCTAGTTGACCTTTTTTAAAGAATAGGTTGTTTGAGTCAGTGATGGAGGTGACTTTGTTGTATGCTTCGAACAATTGTTGAGCATCTTCCATCAAATCAAGCCAACCTGGATGAGAAAATAAGTCAAACCTATTTTCATAGTATCTTTGTAGTTTTTCTTCCATGTTGTAATTTTACCACACCTATTTTGTTGCTGTAAAGCCCCTTGACTGCGTTACTAAAGTGTGATACAATCCTGCTTTTTGGAGACACTATGCAGGCACATCACTTTGCTAAAACATCACTAACTTCTCAGGAAAGGTTAAACCTTGTCCAACACTTAGTTGCTCATGGAAAACCTACTGAAGAGATACGTAAAGCTTTAGGTAATGTAAGCAGACAACGAGTACATCAACTGATTGATAAACTAGTCAAAGAAGGTCGTATCACTGATGAACAACGTCCTCGAACACAGCGTAGAGAGCTTCTAAGACAGAACTATAAGCAGAAATGGGGTCATTACCCAGAAGAGGCATCAGTGCGTGAACAAGATGCCTATCAAGCCTTTAGAGAGAAGTTCAGACGTAAGAAAGCTTCTAACTATAAACATGAATGGACTATAGAGTTTGGTGATCTAGTATTCCCTACTCATTGTCCGATACTGGGTATTGAACTTAACTACTTTGCTCCTGAAAGACAGGAGAACTCGGTTAGCTTTGATCGTATAGACGCTACCAAAGGCTACATTAAAGGTAATGTAGTGGTAGTGTCATGGAGAGCTAACCGTATCAAGAACGATGGTACTGCTGAAGAACATCAGAAGATTGCTGATTTCCTTAGACAGAATCAGCACCTATAGAGTCTGCAGCCATGCTAACAATCCACTGGCAAGTATCTTCATCTAATACAGCATCTTCGGTAGGCTTTGGTGGGATAAATTTACCGTTGGTATATGTGCCGCCGATATAAGCAGGGTTCTCGTCGGTGTACTCAACAAAGCCTTCGACGTTCCAATCGTCACCAGCAATAATGACGTTGACCACGGTGCCGTTGGCATCAACCTGTGCCATTTTTCTCATGCCAAGTACCTCACAATTACAACGCCTGCATATCCGTCTGTTCCAGATCCGTTATTAGGCGACCCTGCAAGCCATGCGCCACCACCACCACCACTACCGAATGAAGCTGCCGCTGAAGCCGTGTTTGTATTAGTAGAACCGCTATTTACACCGCCAGAACCAGCGCCTGTTCCCCCAACACCCCTAGCTGGCGTTGAGCCACCAACGTTTAATGCACCGCCCCCGCCGCCAGAAGAGATAACCGTCATTCCAGAAAATGACGTAAAGTTTCCTGAAGTGAAATTAGAATCAATATTAGTTAGCGTGTAGCCCGCACCGCCATTGCCACCGGCCCCATTCCCTGCAAGCGAACCTGCTACGCCAGCACCTGTAGCACCCCCACCACCACCGCCGCCGTATTCATTACCATCATTTGTTCCAGCACCGCCATTATTAGTGTTCGATCCTGATGCAGTTCCTCCGGTTCCATTACCTGCCCCACCACCACCACCACCAGAACCATTATTTGTATTTGCACTATTGTTGCCAGAACCTCCGGCAGCACCTCCAAGCGAAGAAACGTAAGTAGTGCCGCCAAGAGCAAAGGATGAAGTACCTCCATTGCCGCCATTAACAGTGGCGCTCGTTGCTTTTGCTCCAGCACCACCAACAGTTACTGTATATGCTGAAGCCGATGCGGTAACAGTAGTAAATAAATCAAGTTCTCCACCACCACCACCACCGCCGACGTTGTATCCACCACCACCGCCACCTCCGGCAGACATGACTTCAAAAGTCAATCCAGCCCCGCCGGTTACTGTAAACGTGCCAGACGATGTGAAGATGTGGTAACGATAGGCTCCAACCGTTTTAACTTCGTTTCCACCGCTTGCCGAGAATTTTCCAATCCCCCCACCAAGCAATAAATTTAAGATACCAGTCATGACAACTCCTTAGGTTAACCCAGTACCAGAAATCAACCAAGTTGTTGATGTTAGTTTTATCGCTGTTGCCATACCATATTGAGCTAGTGATCTAGATCCTGTTGTACCAGTACCAGCAAGATACATCGTATCTGTTGTAATTGCAATGGTAACAACTTGAGATGTCATATTGATGAATGTTAACACAGTTCCTACATCGTATGCAACAGAACTATTTGCAGGAATCGTAAAAGTTCTTGCATTAGCGTCTGTTGATGGGTGTAGAATAGCTTTACCTGAATCCGTATCAACTAACGTATACGCTGTTGATTGAGAATTAATAGGTACATTAAGATAACCTAAAGTAACACTATCTGTAGACGGTAATGTTTGTGTAAAACTACTATTACTGTTAGCAGATTGAAGTGTTGTTGTACCTGAGCCACTTGCGTGACCTTGAAGTTTTATTGCGGACATTATAGCTCCTTAAGCTAAAACCATCCATCTCTGACCTGTTCCAACGGTAACAGAGACTCCAGTATTAATAGTTACAGGACCAACGCTAAGTCCATTCTTAGCAGAGGTTACGGTATAGTTAGATGATATGGTTTGATCATTCTCTAGGATTGTTGAAGATCCTCCACCGCCTCCGGTAGCAGCAATCGTAATCGTACCGTTACCGTTTGTAATGGTTACGTTAGAGCCTGCGGTAAGAGTCGCTTTAGACAAACCACCAGCAGTATTACCAATTAGTAGTTGTCCATCAGTGTATGATGTTTGTCCAGTACCTCCATTAGCAACTGCTACTGTACCAGTGACGTTAGCTGCATTGCCTGTGATGTTACCAGAAACAATAGAACCACTAATGGAAGTGATCCATGCTGGGTTGCTGTAGCTACCTGAAGTGCTTACACCATCAGTAATACCATAACCACTCAGTGTGGTTGGTGTTGAGCTTATCTTTGACCAAGCTAACGAAGTAATCCATGACGGATTAGCATAAGAGCCTGTCGTATAGACACCGTTGGTTACTGTGCCTGCATTACCTGTGATGCTGATACCCCAAGTACCTGTTACAGACGCTGGTGCAATATTCTTCCAATAAGGTCCAGTTGAATCGTACTGCAGGATATCGTTGTTGGCTACAGAAGTAATCTTAACGTTATGTAGTTCGTCAAGTTCCCATCCGTTGTTAATGTTTACAAACAACTCACCGCTACTAGCATTAACTTTGACAACCCAACCAAGAAACACAGTATGTGCTGGTGCTGATGGTCTTGTAGCAGTAAATTGACCTGCTGTTTGAGATAAGTAAACATCATCACCTGCAGTGAATGCACTGGTATTAATACCACGAACAACACCAAAGGTTGCTACAAAGCCTTCTGCACCGTTAGTAATGTCTTCAGCAGCAATACCTAGCGTAGGTGCTGACAATGCTTCAGTGTCTGCGTCAGCTAATACAATACTAGGTCTTTGTCCTTGAGCACCTGCAACAGCAACAACAGATCCTTTAGTAATGGTTGCTCCAGAACCATTATAAGACAGTACTACGTTTTCTTGTCCGATATTAAGATCAAGGTTGTTACCTTTGAGTCTTGTAACCAGAGATCCATCACCACTGTCATACCAAACCCTACCAACAGCTCCAGTGACAGTTGCTGCTGTATCAAACTGAATGTAATCAGGAGAGCTAATACCACCTGTAATACTGTCTAAACTAGTGATGTTTGTGTTAGCACCTGAGTTAGCAGCACCTAATGTATTGTAACTGATCGTACGTGCTACAGAACCATCAAAGGTGGTTCCTGATGCAGCACCACTACCACTATTGTTGAAAGTAACTGCATTGGTTGTTGTACCACCACCGCCAGCAGCAACAGTATCCCAACCGAATGCTGTTCCACTCCACTTAAGGTAGGTATTTGATGTGGTAGGAGCATCAATAAAGCCTGTAGTATCAGCACCAAGCTGATAAACAATCTTATTAGCAGCACCACCAGCAATCGCTGTTGCAGTGCCAGCATTACCACTAATGTTACCAGTGATCTTTGATCCAGCCAGTGATGTAATCCACGTAGGATTGCTATAGCTACCACCAGTGCTTACACCATCAGAGATACCATAACCTGATAAGGTTGTTGGTGTTGATGTAATCTTAGACCAAGCTAATGCTGTGATCCATGAAGGATTACTGTAGCTACCTGTTGTGTATACACCGTTAGTGACAGTACCTGCACTACCTAGAATGTCAATATTCCAAGTACCAGTAGCGTTTGTACCTGTAATGCTAGGAGCACCAAGGGTGTTGTAGCTGATTGTACGGGCTACAGAGCCATTAAAGGATACTGGTGAGGCTGCGCCAGAACCAGTGCTGTTAAACGTCACTGAGTAGGTTGTAGTGCCTCCACCGCCTCCTCCACCGCCACCAGCAATCCAAGATAGGTTACCATCACCATCTGTGGAGAGAACTTCTCCAGCATGTCCTGTCTGATCTGGTAGTAGTTCTGTGATGCTCATCTGTCCTTGTTTGAACATCTGAACTACAGCATCACTAGCGATACGTGTTACGTAACCAGCATTGATTTGTTGTCCGTTAGATAGTTCAACAACTAACTGATCATCAAAGTCAATGAATACATTGGTAACACTTACACCATCAACACCATCCCTACCGTCTCTTCCATCAATACCGTCTTTACCTGGACGACCATCAATACCGTTTGTACCATCACGGCCATCCTTACCGTTTACACCGTCCTTACCATCTCTACCAGGATCACCTTTCTTTGTAGAAAGATCTTTGATCTCATTGTACTTAGCGGTAAGTCTATCTTCAATCTGTTTAAAGGCATCAACGATGTAAGCGGATTTAGTCTTGTTTACCTCCAGATCATGTTTCTGTTTCTCTTCACGAAGACCAGCAATTAACTCTTTCAACAAGAGTTTCTTATCTCGTGAAGAAGCCTGCATTACTGCATCAATAAGTTCTTTAGCCATTGTCGGTCAACTTATCAAGTAGTTCGTTGAGCATATCTTCATCACCAGGGAGTATACCAGCTTTACTCATCTGCATTTCTACAATCTTGGTGTTGTTCGCTAAGTCAGCTTCTTTGAGCATTAACTCTGCTATCTTGACTCTACGGTCAAACTCAGTCTTAGCAGCATCGTCTTGGTTTGGTAAGTTCTTAGACACTGCTGCCATTATTTTAGCACGAGTCTCTTCAGGAAGCAACTGTGCTTCTATCGCTGTCTTCTGAGCCTCAGCAGCATCCTTAGCAGCTTTAGCTTGTTTCTCTCGGACACTAGCCTCAGCATCTGCTAACTGCAACTGTGCTGCTTGTTGTTGTATCTGCTGCTGTTGTGGGTCTGGTTGAGCAAGTTGAGCCAACTGAGCTAACAATGTTTCTTTGTTAGGCAACGAAGAAGTCTCAATAACACCTTGTAACAACAGAGGAACGATAGGACTGTTCGGACCAAGTGTAGACAACAATGCAAGTATCTGTGCTTGTTCAAACTCTCTTGCTATCATACCCATCGTACCGGTAGCAACAAAGTCAAAGTCTTGTACTGGATAGCGATCAGGACTAAACTGCATGTATCTCCATGCTGCTTTCTCTACAAAAGGAATCAAGAAGTCTTCTTGGAAGTTAACCAACGATCTCTTGTTCTTTTTAATCAGTCCGGACACTGCCATAGCAAGACCAGCAGTGGCTGCTTCACCACCAGAGACCTGTGCAGGGAGGTTTGCTGTGTCTAATGTACCTGTAGCCTGCAACATCATCCGTTCAAAGACCTGTGCAGACTGTAAATTAGCTGGATCTGTGTTACCAAACTTGAATGGTGTTAAGATTTCGTTAGGATTACCATTAGTTAGGATGGTTTTACCAGGACGAATCTCAAATTTAGCTCCTCTAGGCAGTCTTGTAGCGTCTACAGCCATCATAGGAGCTGTTGTAAGCCCTAAAGAGTCTAAATGGCTACGTAACTGAGCATCAACAGCCTTTTGCATGTTGTATGCCTTCTCAGCCGTTCCTCGACCCCAGAAACGACCAGGAATTGAGTCAGCTTGGTAAGCAACTACAGGCCTATCTTGCATCATAAACGGGTTTTCTTCAGCCTTTAGCAGGGCTTCTCCGTTTGCAATGACCACCATAGCCTCAACCATGTCTGAATATAGCTCATCATCTTCATAAGCCATGTCATCAGGGTTTGCTAATAGCTTTCTAGGCACTAAACCATAGTACCTTAACATAAGAATCTTGTCATTCTGGTAATATGTTAGGTCTTGATCAGGCTCTAAGTCAGTATCTACAGCAGCATCACCGAGTGCAACTGCTTTGTATACACCATCTTCCATGCCTTTGATGACTGCATGTCTACCTACATACTCTTCAATGGCACAACCCATAGCATCTTCAATGCTTGTTGAGTTAGGATCAATGATAAAGTTCTTAGGATTGATGGGTTTTAACTGCACAGCAATGCGATTGTTGGTTCGGACACCAATCATAGACAGTCCAGGCTGTGCTGAAGGCTGTGTTGCTGGAGCCATCTCCTTCTTTTGCTTAACAATCAACTCACCGATACCAGTACCATAGATCTCAGCTAAGGTCATGACATTACCAATAGCTTTTCTGATCTTGTCTTTCTTAAAATCTTCAGACAAACGAGTACGTAAGATCTCAATGTCTTGTTTATCCTGGTCAGCAACGTCATCACTGATGTCGAAGAACTGTCCTTTAGCGAACACAGCTTCTTCAAGATCAGCTTGTTTGTTGTCTACTGCCTGCTGTAGGGCAGGGGAGATGATCTTTGAACGCTCAGATTGTCTGGTTTTATCTTCATCAGCCCAGATTCCACGCCAAAGACGTTCATACTCTTCCCATCTTGGGAGGTAATTCTCATCTCTGTAGTCCCTCCAGTTGTTGCATCGATCCATCACAAATGCTACTAGAGCATTCTGAGGAGTGATTTCGGATTCAAATTTCATGTTTGGTTATCCTAATAGCCTGCTACTTGGTCCAATACTTCAAATTCTTCTTCATCAAGGTTTTGATTCCAGTTTGCAGTTTGTATTTGATCAATGTAGCTAAGTGCATCAATCAAATCATCATGTGTCTTAGTGTCTGGGAACTGCATCAGTTGGTCTAAGAACTGATAATTCCAGTCACCTTCATTTAAAACAATCCTACCATGCTCAAATCGACCCTGTAGTGACCAAACAATCCTATCTGCTTTCTTCTTATTACCATGCGTTAGTTCTTCAATCCTAGGATAGAATCCATTCCTACGCATTAGATCGTGCATATAAGGCATCACTGCATTCTTCAGTGCACCTTTCTCTATCCCAACACAACTAACTCTGTAATCCTTTGCAGCCTTTAATATACGTACTGCTGTCTCTCGGACATCCCACCTACCATGTAGTATGTCAGCAACCCACCAGCCTTTGGTGTTAACCTTAACAATGGCTATCGCTGTTTCATCCAGTTTCGAATTCTTCGACTTGTTCGTCTGAGAAGAATCCGAGAAACCACATAGATCCACCGCCATAAAGTAGTTACCTTCATCGGGTTCCTCGTCGCTAACTTTAATCCATTCTTCCTTAAATATCTCACTCTGCGATGCTTCAAACGAAGCCATAAACTCTTGTCTGAAAGCAAAGCTAGACATTGAACCTTTAGCAGCTTCAATCTCTGCTGGATCTAACAACGGATTATCAAAGCTAGTGAAGTGCCATGCCTTGTAATCCTTATCCTTACCGCTATCGCCTAGCCTATACAGTTCATAGAAGTGGTTTCTACCCATTGGTGTACCAATGAACATTGCTCTACCCTTCTGATCCGCTAAAGCAGGTCTTAAGATCTGTTCGAACACTTGTGGCTTCATATCAGCGTATTCGTCCATCACTAGATACTTTAAGCTGACACCACGCATTGTCTCTGGTCTATCTGCACCCTTTAGTGAAATCATTGCACCATTGACTAAGGTAATCTGCATGTTGTTAACATGGCTACCTTTAATGACTGTATGGCCTAGCTCTAACAGCGTAGACCACATAATATCTCTAGCTTGACCCTGTGTTGGCGCTACATACCAAACATGACCCTTTTCAGTCTGTAGTGCCTCTATGATCAGTGTCCAAGCTGCTAACCTAGATTTACCTGTACGTCTCCCTGCAGCGATGATCTTAAACCTTGCAGGGTCTTTAAAGACATCTTGTTGCCAAGGAAGTAACTTAACTTGTAGATCCATCGTCTTCTTCTTCGTAATCAATCAACGTGGTTTCTACCTCAACAGGTTCATGCTCAATCATTTCTACTGGATTATCATTCACTCCAGTGATGTTGATGGTAATGGCTCTAGAGCCTCCTCCAACACCTTTATCCTCAAAATAAGATACTGGCAACATCCTATCAACACACAGCTTCAGTGCTGCCATCTGATCCTTATCCTCATCATTCAATGCTTTGTGAACAATCTTACGGATAATAGCCTGTGAGTGTGTCAGCAACAGCGAAGCTGTTAGCTCTTTAATCCTTGCTGCTTCACCAGGAGGTCTACCTCTTTTAGCTCTTTTGATGTACTTCTGTACTTCTTCCTTCTTTGGTCTTCCTCTTTTCCTTTTTTTGGCAGGCACTTTCTTTTCTTCATTGACTGCCACGACATCCTGGCTGACCGATGAAGGTAGCGAACAAAGATCAGATACAACTTCAGTTTTAATTTCGGACATCACTACCTCTATATAGTTTCTCTGCCGGAAGGCAGGACTGTAGGGTGTATATAATTTTATGTATCTACAATGTAGTGTATGACGATAAGTTATAAGTCTATTACTGAATTGTTTTTATACAATGTTTTGTTCATAGCCTACATAGAAGGACTTATTGTAGCATACAAATGATATTGTTGTAAAGACTCTTGACTACTACTGTAGGGTTATTGTCAGTGCAGACTGTGCTTTAACCAGTGCAGATTCAGTGCAGACTACACACCAATCAAGGCTTCAGCGGGACTCCATTAACATGGTGTCAGAGGCTCCGCAGAGGCAATATAGTTAACTCATTGATTCTAAAGAGATTTCTTATTAGTAATGGATTATCATTAGCATTGTCTATTTTGCTCTTTTTTGAGGCTGTTGTGGTGCTACTACGCTAGAACAACATTGTTACCCCCTCCCCCTATGCCGTTTGTCAGCGTAAAACTACCGCTTATCAGCTCAGTAACTATAGCGATGTCACTGATGAATGGCATAGTCTAGCCGATGAACGGCATAGTCTAGCTGACAAGTGGTACTTGACAAATGGAGAAGACTATGTTGGACCCTCTAGAGCCTACCTAGTGACTTGCAATCCTTAGCAGTTCAGGCATAATGGATACATGGACAAAGCAATCACGCTAAGTCAAAAACAAAGGGGCAAACGAAATGAAAAACCTGATACAAGAAATCAAAGACACCTACAAAGCATTAAAGCTTGTAACGATAGTAAAGAAAACATCGCATACAAGATTTATAACAGCGTACACAAAGCATGGTAGAATCAACGGCATCCTAATCAGTAAAGGCATCTTCCGATCAACGATCCGTCGACCAAAACTAGGCGATTACACAGTATGGAATACTAACATTGATTTTGTCCGACATGAGAAAATTACAAGCAAGCAATACATCTAACCCAGGACGAAACCCTGCCAAGTGTAGGGTCTATAGTTTAATACTATACTGATGAGTCCAACTAACCTTTTGGGATAGAATCATGCTCAAACTTTCGATCACTAGCAAGCTTGACGGGATTAGATCTTGGAGTTTACAAGCTTTGGATACTTGTTCGGGTAGCATCAACGTTTACACTGGCGAATTAGTTGATGCCTGCGCAGGCTGCTATGCTACTACTGGCAATTATCTGTATCCTAACGTAAAGGCCCCTCGTGAGCATAACAAACAAGATTGGCAGCGGGATAGTTGGGTTGATGACATGGTACAGGCCTTAGACTCGGATAGATATTTCCGCTGGTTTGATAGTGGCGATATGTACACAATCAAGCTAGCCGAAAAGATGTTCGAAGTTATGAAACGCACACCATGGGTCAAACACTGGTTACCTACTAGGATGTATAAGTTTCCTAAGTATCAATCGATACTAGAGCAAATGGATGCACTGCCGAATGTTGTAGTGCGTAGATCATCAGACTCTGTTATCGGCGAAGTACTTGATGCGCCATGGTCGAGCACTATTGCTGAATCCTACAATGATGATAGCATCAGTGTCTGCCCAGCGTATCAGCAAGGCGGTAAGTGCAAAGGTTGTCGCAAGTGCTGGGACAAATCAATACCAGTTATTGGCTATGCTGCACATGGTCAAAAGATGTCAAAAGTTATTAGACTTAAACTTGCAAAGGCTTAATCATGTCAAAGTCTAATGATGCTATCTTAGTCTTAGGCGGTGCATTGTTCGGCATTGCACTTGCCTGCTCAGTCTTCTTTAACCTATAGGGGCATTCAATCATGGAACACGCTATTACATATCGTCTTTGCGAAAAGCTAGCTATGGCAAAACCGACCTGGTATCAAAACGCAAAGCATGATCGGCCCTTAAATCAGGTGACACGCGAGCGCCTTGCATATCGCCTGTTCCAAAGTACATCAAGGGCTGACCTTGGCGCAATTCGATGCGCTCATGGGCGTGATATGGATCGAATGGCTTTGTTTGAACGCTTATTGCGCTCAGATATGACACCAGCAGCAGCACTGGAATATATTGATTCACTATAACCCGCTTGCAAAGCCCGATTAAGGTCTTATAAGCTATTTTCTAACCTTACTTGAAGTCTAACCTACATGGAACATTATAAGATTGTCGGTTATCTGTTAACTTATCGCTATCCAGAGTATTCTGGTTTAACCCACCTAGAGCGCTTCGATACACTGGCGAAAGCTGAAGAGTATGCTGAGACTTCAGAATTGACAGAATACGCTATCAACCCCATTGTTGACCTATCAGGAGAATGACAATGAAAGTTTTTGTATACTTTAACTTGCATCGAAAGCTATTCTCTGTTAAGGCCTTGGAAGGTCCTAACAAGGGTAAGGTTATCTCTCACACTACCTATCTATGGCTCAAGGATGTTACCTTCAAGGTTTCCGAAGCTGGTAGACAGCGTGTTTTACGTGAGAAACGTAAGAATGTCCATGCTGGTGTTGTTGGTACTATGTCATGCGATATCTTTGAAGATTATATATTTGCATCAAAAGCATTTATGTTGGAGGACAGAGTAGCACTTACTTACAATCCTTATCGTTTCTCGTCGTTCGTGAACAAGGAAAACAACGAACCAGTGAAACATGCACAATATTGCTTCATCAATGCAGTAAACGGTAGGACAGGCATTTCAGCATGTGGTGTCACAGCATGAAAGATGCCTTGATAGCTATATCAATCATTGCCGTAAACGTTTTTGTCTTATGCCTACTCATAAAGCTTTCATCATGAATAAATCTAGTGATCTTGTGTTGTATCTTGGTGGTGGTGTTTTTGGTGTACTGTTCGCTTTCATGCTCTTTATAGGACTAACCCTATGATTAAGACTTATTTTAATGGTAAACCATGCGAAGTGTTGAAGCATGGTGTTGATGGTGATGTTTTGATACGTCATGCTTCACCTGATCCGCTATGGCCGTTTCCATCCTATACTTGGGTTAAAGCCAAGCTAATCACTAAGACTAAAGTATCAAAGCGATTAGAGGCTCTACAAGGCGTTGAAGATGCACTCATGTAGGTAGGTGCCACCTTAGCCTAGATAATCGATTCTAGGCCTGTTTTAATCGATTCTAGAGGGTATTCTATGACTAAAGAGATGTTGGATGAGTTACTGTATCTGATTGAGCTTCAAATCAAGGCTAATCTTGCCTTAGCATTAGGTCATGCTGATGCTGCTGATAAAGAAGCGGAGAGGGAGCATGTTCAATACTATCGACTTGTTTCGTTGATTGACTCTATGAAGGATGATCTTAAATGAGATGTTTATCATGCAATGAAGCCTTAAGCGACTACGAAGCCTCTAGGCGTAGTGTTCGAACACACCAGTACATTGACTTATGCAATGGATGTTTTCGTTATGTCCGAGATGAGATTGCTGCTGTTGGTAATGTTAGATTGATCAATGAAGGAGATGATGATATTGTAAGCAAACGTAACATTGATGAAGAATGACTTGACAACTTTGGTTTTTTCTGATACCCTAAATCTATATAGGCTATGTAGGCTACTTAGGCTATGTACTAAGTATATACTATGTATAATATTTAATATATACTTAGTACTTAGACTATTTAGCCTATGTACAGTAGGGCTTAACATAAGGATTGTTCGAAATGTACCCTGATGATGAGTTTTTACCTGAAGAAGCCTTTGATTACACTAAAGGCGAGTACGAAGATATGCACGAAGATCACAACATCAATGATGTGTTAAATCGTTTTGTTCGCTTATGTCAAGAGTATGGTTTTTACTTTATGATGAGACAACTTACTAAGGCTCTGAATGCTAAAGGGTTCAACGTATGAGAAAGCTTATACAGCCACGAAAGCGTAAGGTTAACCCCTACGTAGCCTACCTAGAGAATCATGGCCGTCACGCCACCTTAGAAGACCTCATAAAGGCATTCCCTGACAAGACCTCTAAGCAGATCAGAGACTCTATGTCTAAGTTAGTGGATAACTACACTGTTGATAGGGATATTAGGAAGGATGATCATCAATACTTGATATCATATTCATTAGGTGGATACAACACCAAGGATAACACTGGTATCTGTTGGCATAACCCTTTTAATCTGAGGTAAGTATGGTTGAAAACAAGAATGCAAAGACACCAGCAGACGGGCCTGTAGCTTGGGGTTGTCAGTGTGGCAAACTTTATACGGTTACTTGTATTTCAAGCAAACCAACAAAGCAGGAGCCTGTGGCGTGGCTGAAAACTTGGTCTGATGGGTCTGTGTCTGTCCTAAAAATCAAGTCGCATCTTTTCACTGACCATGAATTAGAACCCCTTTACGCCGCACCACAAAAGCGTGAGTGGGTTGGGCTGACGGATGGGGAGATTGACATACTGTCGTGCGAGATGGTTAAAGGTGATAAATCAGTCAACTGGCTATGCAAAGCACTTGAAGCCAAGCTAAAGGAGAAGAATCAGTGAACTATTTAGCCACGCATGTTGGCTGTGATGATTGTGGATCTAGTGATGCGTTGTCCGTATCTGTTAATGATAAAGGAGAGACTTGGTCACACTGTTTTGCTTGTGGTACGAATACTAAAATGTCTGAACATGATGATAACTTCAGACAAAAGCATACAAAGTCTGCTAAGGTGATTCCAATGTTAGATGGTAAGTATCAGTCTATACCGCTAAGAAACCTATCCAGAGATGCCTTAAAAGCCTTTGGTGTGATGATCACTGATGAGGGTGGTGTAGCTTTCCCCTACTGTGATGCTGATGGTAAGGTCACTGCATACAAGGTAAGACATGATGCAATGAAGACTGATTGCACTATCAAAGGTGATTGGTCTAAGGCTACTTTGTTCGGACAGCATTTATTCCCTAAAGGTGGTAAGAGCATTACCATCACTGAAGGTGAATTTGATGCTGTTGCTGTGTATCAAATGAATGGTATGCGGTATCCAGTAGTCAGCATACGTAATGGCGCACAATCAGCAATTAAGGACTGTAAGGACAACTATGAATATCTTGACTCTTTTGAAACCATTGTTATCAGCTTTGATGCTGATGAAGTTGGTAAGCAGGCTGCTACGAAGGTAGCTGATCTATTCGGTGCTAAGGCTAAGGTAGTAAAGCACAGACAACCACACAAAGATGCTAACGATTATCTCAAAGATGAGATGATCAAGGAGTATATCCAGGACTGGTTTGCTGCTGAGGTCTATGTACCTGATGGGATTATTGAAGGATCAAAGCTTTGGGAAGAGATCAATACACCAGCCATTAAAGCCTCTTGTGACTATCCATGGCAAGGTCTTAATGCTTTGACTTATGGTATCCGTAAAGGCGAACTGGTGACGTTTACAGCAGGATCTGGACTGGGTAAATCACAGGTGCTTAGGGAGATTGTTTACCATATCTTATGTAAGACTGAGGACAACATAGGCTTGATGTTCTTGGAGGAGTCTACTGTTCGCACTGCTAAAGGTATCATGTCTATCCATGCGAACAAGCCACTGCATCTACCTGACACAGCGTACACTGATGAGGAGTTTAGAGATGCCTTCGAGCACACTCTTGGCACTAATAGGGTTTATCTTTTTGATCATTTTGGGAGTACATCAATTGACAACATACTATCAAGAGTCAGATTCATGG